TGTAAAAGAGGCACCACAATCTAACAAAACAGAAAGCCAAGAAGACGTACCGTTTTAGGTAAGTCTTCTACTATACTGGAGGTTTAGTGGAAAGATTCAAAGTAATATTTGAAGGCTTAGACGTGGCTTATGGTCAGCACCAACCTAGCGGTTCGCGTGCTGACGGTAAGCAAGATGGGAAGTCATATATTGTCAAACAAGTCGTTACAGAAGATTTATGGAAGGCGCACCTTGACGGTGTCGGTCCTTCTCTTGGTATTATTCCTATTAGGGCTGACAACACTGTCAGTTGGGGTTGTATTGATATTGATACTTATCCTATTGATTACAAAAAAATAATAAACAAAATTAGAAATTTACAATTACCATTGGTGCCATGCAGATCCAAAAGTGGAGGTATGCATATATTTTTATTTCTTAAAAACCCAGTATCCGCCAGATTAGTACGAGAGAAATTGCGAGAGGTTGCATCCGGTCTAGGATATTCCTCTGTAGAAGTATTCCCCAAGCAATCAACCATACTAATAGAAAAAGGAGATCTAGGTAATTTTTTAAATCTTCCATATTATAATTCAAAAAATACAACTAGATATGCGTATAAAGATGATGGAACAGCAGCGACCTTGCCAGAGTTCTATTCTTTATATGATAAATATGTTGTAGAAGAAATAGACAAAGTTGCAATCCAGGTATCTGATGATGTCATAAAGGATGGCCCACCATGTTTGCAACAACTTTGTGCACAAGGTTTTCCTGAAGGCACACGCAACAACGGTTTGTTTAACATAGGTGTATACTTACGTAAGTTTGATCCAGACAATTGGAAAACGTTATTAGAAAAATACAATCAAAATTATATGACACCACCTTTGTCAGCATCAGAGGTAGTGACAGTACAAAATCAATTAGAGAAAAAAGAATATAATTATAGATGTAAAGAACCACCAATTAGTTCTTACTGCAATGCAAAAGTTTGTAGAGGTAGAAAATACGGTGTAGGTGGTAATGGCACATCGTTAGAGTTTAGCGCACTAACTAAATTAGAAACAGATCCACCTGTGTGGTTTTTAGATGTTGGTGACGCAAGAATGGAATTACAAACAGAAGAGCTGCAGATACAAACTAAGTTTCAAAAGAAATGTATGAACAGTTTAAATCACATGCCTGCTCTTGTAAAACAGTCAGTATGGCAGGAAATAATTGAGAGATTGATGCAAAATCTTATCAAGATTCCTGTGTCTGATGATGGGTCATTGGCCGGTCAGTTTGAGGCTCACCTCCAGGAGTTTTGTACTGATCGTGCCCAGGCTCTGAATCGTGACGAATTATTATTACGTAAACCATGGACAGAAGATGGTGTGACATGGTTTAGACTTAAAGATCTACAAGATTATCTTACACGTAACAAGTTTACATATTTTAACACAGGTCAACTTGTACAAGCATTGCGACATCTAAAAGGTAAAAGTGAAAAATATAATTTAAAAGGTAGAACTGTTCGTGTATGGGGTGTACCTGCATACCAGCAACAAGATTCTGCATTTGACATAAAGGAGGTAGATGGTGCGCCGTTCTAAATTACCAAAGTTAAAAAAAGGAATGCAAAGTGAACAGATAGCTATTCTGTATTTAATAGAAAAGGGATTTTTTGTTTTTAAAAACTTGTATGGCGTTGGCCCTGCAGATTTGATAGCAATAGATGAGAAAGGTAGAGTTGAGATATACGATGTTAAATCAGTTAGTTATAGATCTAAAAAAGCAAAATTTAGACCTGGAACCAAGATAAATAGAATGCTTACACAAGAACAAAAAAGATTAAAAATGAAATTTATATTTGTAGGAAAGGATGGCAAATGCACAGTAAAACTAAGATAATATTAGGACCACCAGGCACAGGCAAAACACACAATTTATTAAACTTGGTAGAACAAGAATTAGCAAAAGGCACTGCACCAGATCGCATAGCTTTTGTTGCATTTACCAAGAAAGCGGCAACCGAGGCTCGTGACCGGGCAATAAAGAAATTTAAATTAGAAGAACAACATCTACCGTATTTTAGGACACTACATTCTTTTGCGTTTCATCAGTTAGGACTAACAAAGTCAGAAGTTATGTCACGTGATAATTACAAAGAGTTTGCACAAACGTTTGGTATGGATTTAGGATCTGTAACAGATGGTGCAGAGTCTGGTGGTGTAGTAACTACAGATAACATATTAATTAACGAAATAAATTTAGCACGAATGAAGTGCATGGATTTAGAACAGCATTATAATAGTTCTAATTTACAAGACATATCATGGCATTCTTTGTTACGTGCACAAAGATCGTTAGAAGAATTTAAAAAGAAAAAAGAAGTATTTGATTTTACAGACATGATAGAATTGTATTTAGATTCTGGTCCTGTACCAAAACTAGAAGTTGTGTTTGTAGACGAAGCACAAGACTTATGTAAATTGCAGTGGCGAATGATAAATAAATTAACAGAAAATGCAAGGCAGGTTTACATAAGTGGTGACGATGACCAAGCCATATACAATTGGGCTGGTGCAGATGTACGATATTTTATAAAGTTACCTGGTGAGGTAGAAACACTAAAACAGTCTTTTAGGTGTTCTAAAGTTATACAAAATTTATCAGGTAGAATAATAAACAGGGTAAAATTTAGACGAGCAAAACAATGGAAAGGAACTGATAGGAATGGGTTGGTGCAATACCATACTTATCCTGATAGTGTTAATTTAAAAGATCCAGGTAGTTGGCTTGTAATGGCTAGAACTAATTATATGCTCGATGAGATAGAACGTGACATACGATTACAAGGTATGTTGTACAAGAGAAATAATAAATTACCTATATCTGCAAAATTGTTAAACGCTGTAGAAGCATGGAAAAAATTAAATAATGGTGACATTGTACCTTTGGCAGACATAAGAGACATATATTCATATATGTCTAGTCAGATAGGAATTGAGAGAGGACATAAAAATCTTAAGATGGCTGACAAAGAACAATATGAACTAGAAGAACTTGTCATGCACCATGGATTGTTAATGGGTGGCAGACCATGGGATGTAGCATTTGATAAAGTAGGTAACAGGGATAAAGAATATTTACGTGCCATAGAGATTAGAGGCACAATATCAAAAGATCCTAAAATAAATATAAGCACTATACATGGTGCAAAAGGTGGAGAAGCAGACAATGTTATGTTGCTTACAGATTTATCTAGAAAATCACAGGAAGCGATGGAAAGAGATTCGGATGACGAATGCCGTGTGTTTTATGTAGGAGCAACACGCGCTAGAGAACAACTACATGTAATACAACCACAACGAGATGGAGGGTTTATAATATGACCAAAGAAGAAATTTTATCAAAAGCTAGAGACCTTGTAGCTATTGATAGAAACATAACGCACGGTGATGCATACATGAATCATGCAGACATTGCCGAGTATTGGAATCTATTTTTAGATGACAAATTAAAACCAATGGCTAATATTACCGCTAGCGATGTAGCGATAATGATGATATTATTAAAAATATCTAGAAATAATAAAGGTAGTAAATTTAACATTGATAACTTTGTTGATATGGCAGGTTATGCAGCAATAGCAGGAGAAATAGGTGAGTCAGGATCTTTTTAAAACAGTGACATCACATTGGGTTGCGCCTACAGAATTTCCAAATATAGAGGGACGTGTAGCGATTGACTTAGAAACATGTGATCCGGATTTAATTAAGCATGGACCAGGTTGGCCAACTAAGAAAGGTAAGGTGATAGGTATAGCTATAGCCAACGCGTCCTTCAAAGCTTATTATCCAATTGCACACGAAGGTGGTGGCAATATGGATGAAGATAAAATAGTGAAGTATGTAAAATCTATTTGTGAAGATGAATCAATAGAAAAAGTATTTCATAATGCACAGTATGACATAGGTTGGTTGTGGACACTTGGAGTAGAGGTAAAGGGTAAAATACATGATACCATGGTTGCTGCAGCGTTAATAGATGAGAATAGGTATTCATATACATTAAATAGTATTGTACACGAATACCTTGGTGAGTTTAAAAACGAAACAAAATTAAAAGAAGCGGCTGCTGCATTTGGCGTAGACCCGAAATCAGAAATGTATAAGTTACCTGCCGAGTTTGTAGGCGAGTATGCAGAAGCTGACGCTGATCTTACATATAAGTTACATGAAAAACTTACATGGGAAATTGTAAAAGATAATCTTACCACAGTGTATGATGTGGAATGTAAATTAATAAATGTAATATTTCATATGACTAGGCGTGGTGTTAGATTTGACACCGTTAAGTGTGAACAATTAAATACAAAATTTCACAACAAAGAAAAAAAGTTGATGAAAAGAATTAATGATTTAACTGGTCTAGAAATAGAGATATGGGCTGCAGCTTCTATAGCAAAAGCATTTGATGCCTTAAATTTACCGTATGAAAGGACTGAAAAAACAGATGCGCCTTCATTTACAAAAATGTTTCTTACAGATCATCCACATGAGTTACCAAGGTTAATTATGCAAGCACGTGAATTAAATAAATTACGTGGTACATTTTTACATGGATTGATGAACTATACACAGGAGGGTAGAATACATGCACATATTAATCAAATTAGGTCTGACACTGGTGGCACTGTGTCTGGCCGTTTTTCTTATAATCACCCTAACTTACAGCAAGTACCCAGCCGTGGTCAGTTTGCGAAAGATGTTAGGAAGTTATTCATTCCTGAGATGGGTGAATATTGGCTCAAGGCAGATTACTCGCAACAAGAACCAAGGTTACTTACTCATTGGGCCTGCCTCGTCGAACAGCCAGGTGCTAGGGAAGTACAGGAAGCATATCATAAAAAAGACCTCGACTTTCACCAACAAACGGCCGATATGGCGGGTTGTGAAAGACGCCTTGCGAAAACTATTGGGTTAGGTGTAATGTATGGCATGGGTTATAACAAGCTAGCACGTGAGTTAGATCTAGAACCGCAAGAGGCAAAAGAAATGCTTACAGACTTCCGTAAACGTGTACCTTTTATGCAGGGTATGCTTGAAGCAGTGATGAATCGCGCTAATTCTAAAGGTATAATTAGAACTTTATTAGGTCGTAAATGTAGATTTGATTTGTGGGAACCTACACAATGGGGTGTACATAAACCACTACCATTAAATCAAGCGAAAGTAGAGTATGGTGAAGCTATAAAAAGATATGGCACATACAAAGCTCTTAACAGATTGATTCAAGGATCAGCTGCAGACCAAACAAAGAAAGCGATGGTAGAGGTGTATGAACAACTAGGTATCATACCATTAATACAAGTGCATGACGAACTTGATTGTTCTGTCAAAGATGAAAGACAAGCAAATCAAATAAAAGAAGTTATGGAAACTTGTGTAAAATTAGAAGTGCCATCAAAAGTAGATATAGACCTAGGAGAAAGTTGGGGACAATGAGTTGGATATGTAAAACATTACTTGTGTGTTTAACATTTAATCCTGTTATGGATTATACAAACAACGATGAATTTGTAGAACAAGTGCGTGCGTGTGCATTGCATCTTAATTCTATGCACGCGGAACAAGACCGGGTGCCAGTTAATCTAATTGTTGCACAGGCAGTGCATGAATCTAATTGGGGCAAGTCTAGGTTTGCACAGGAGGCTAATAACCTCCTTGGAATCCGCACGTTTGACCCAACTGATGATCAACT